TACCGATCATAAGAGACAGTGATGCCGATGTTCGGCTGGGCTTTCACCCACATAGCAGGATCTGCTACTTCCTTGATGTCGTCAAGGCGGTAGTAGAAAATTGAGATGTGAGGGGCGATGTATTCGCCCTTCAGGATTTTGAGCAACTCCATCTTCATGGTGTCGCCCACCGCATTGCGGATTGTTCCCTCCGATGAGACGGCCAGAATTACTGGATCGTCGATCTTTGAGGCACCCTGTTCGAGAGCACCGACCACGTCCTCACGGATGTCGCCGGAAAGCCACTCATCTACCGTACAAACCTTGGGTCGAAGACCCTGAAGCTTGTCAATGGACATCGGGCGAACCTCGAGAAGGGATCCGGTGAGGAAGTTCTCCACACCCTTCTTCGTAGCAACCAGCTTCTGGCGGTTAGCCCTAGCACCAGTTGTATTTTGAATGGATCCCTCAGTCAGGAACTTGTACAGCGGACCTCGGGCTCGGGTGATTGCGGTCCGGAATGGACCCATCACTTCTTCGGCCTGCTTCATGGTCGGAGCCGTAGCGATCTGATGTGTCGTTGTAGTGTCGATCACCATGAAGTAGTTTTGGATGAGCGACATGTACATTGACTTCGCTGCTCCACGAGCAACGATCAGATACTGCTTGATTGTTAGGCGCTTCTTTACTGTTTTGGTCTCGTATCGACCGCCGACTCCGTCCTCATACGGGACGAATACCTGACGATCCTCGAAGTAGTACCAGCCAAGGAGCTGTTCGGCCCAGAGCTTAAAGCTGTCGAGCAAATGGAGGTCGGCTCCGTCGGACAGTGTGAGCTCGTTCTCGCAGTAGGCGATAAAGCCTTCTACAGCCTTGTCATCGTAGTAGTATTCCGGATTGGCGATAAGAGCATCGATGCGATTCATCTCACACGAGATCTCTTCGCACACCGGAATCTCGCCTCGGACGACTGCATCTCGAAACTGCCCGTAGTATTTTGGTACTGCGGTATTCGAGAGCATTACTTAGCTGTACTCCCAGGGTTACGCGGGTAGCGCTTCTTCTTGGGGGATGGCTTTGTCTGCTTGTACGACTTAGGCTTCTCGATCTGCTTCGGAGTCTTACTCTTTGGAAGCGCCGGACCCTTTACCTTAGTAGGTCCGCCAGTCGACCGATATTCAGCCTTAGCCTCTTCCGCGACAACGGAGGCAGCCTCAGCGGCTTCCTTAGCCTTCTCGGCCGCCTTCTTAAGGGTCTCGGCCGTGGACTTACCAGTCTTGCCGGGATCGAAAGACTTATCAAAGGCGGTCTTCATAGCCTTGGTTGCTGCGTACGTTCCGGCCTTGGTCAGCGAGTTCTCGAGGATCGATCGAGTGACTTCACGACCTCGAACCAAGTGGCGATCGGCCTTGAGCTCCCGATAGCGTTTCTCTTGCTCCAGCCGCTTAATTCGGGACTGAAGTTCGGAGTCGCTGATCTTCTTATACCCGCGGTTTGCGAACTTCTTTCGGGCCTTTGCGTCGGCCTTTGCCTGCTTCTTTCCGGCAACTCGGGCATCGTGAGCCTGCTTAGCCTTCTGAACCTTAGCCGCTCCAGTTCGGGCGGTCTTGATAGTCGTCTTGGTGGCGTTGGCGGTGAATCGCCCACTCTTCTGGATGGCCTTGATGGTGGCCTTTCGACCAGCACTAGCCTTCTTGCGGATGACGCCCCATTTCTGGCCTTTTACGCCGTGGTGAATGAGGTCTTCTACCTCTGCTTCCCCTCGGTCTGATAGATCAGTCGCCATGCTGCCTCCTCGATCAGCTTCTGGTAAGCCTGAACCAAGAAGGAGTTCCCCGGTGGGTCGAAGAACAGCTTAACCTTCATGGCGATGTAAGACTTGATTGCCGCTTCGTCGTTGATATCATCAAAGACGGTCCAAGCGGTATCCTTCTCAATAGGGGTATCGCATTTTGGCCCCAATTGTGCGAGATCCATCCGCGCAGTGTTGATATGCATCAGGATCTGGTCATTGAAGGCGTCATATCCCGGCATGATGCCGATTGCCTTCTTAGTGTCTTCAAGAATGGTTCCCATTAGATCCTCCAGGGAGCTTGATCATTCGGTCGACGCTCAACAACTCGTGGTGTCAACCTCGATCGGTCTCCGAAGTGTATCGCGTTGTGGGTATTCTTGGTTGTCGTGATGAGAAACTCTGGCTCGAGGATGTCTGGATTGAATTCCTCGAGATCTTTGGGCTGAATCGGATTCATGTGGTGGATTAGCGGCATGTATCTGATGTCGAGTCCCTCGATCCCGAGGTCACAGGCCTCATCTCGAGCCAGAACAAAGTTCCTGACCTTCTTCCACTCCGTCGAGGTGTAGAATCGCTGGTTCAGGTAACGATCGAAGCCAAACGTGGCTGTACCGACTTGCCCGGTGAGAGCCAGGTAGTCAAACCGCTCCTCAAAGGTCTCGAGGCGCGCCAGTTCAGTATACGTTCGTAACATCTCCCGCTCCAGAGTATGTACGGAAGGCTTCGATGGCTTCTTTGGCAATCTTCTCGGCTTGCTCAGCGCTGACTAGTGCTGTCTTCTTCGCCTCGAGAAGTGCTGTTTCGTTCCTCAGCTTCTCTACCTCCAGCTGTTCTCTTGTGGAGGCGAGCTTGAGGTAGTGGTTTACCGTGGTTGCCGGTGCTGTACCCTCTCGAAGCTGCTTCTCAGCGAGCTCAAGCGCGAGATTGATCATCTGCGCCTCTCGTTGTTCCACAGTTCGAGCGGGTTTAGAGGGTGTTGCGGCCCTTTTACCCATAGTTGCTCCTTAGATAGAGGGCGTTTGGGGCCAATTGAGGGCTAGATTCTAGGGCCCGTTGTGAGCGAGACCAGCAGGAAGAAAGGAGCACACGAGAAACTTCCTGTGGGCCCTAGAACCTAGTCCCCAATTGGCTTTCCAAATATCCCTCCGGGGAAAATATGGAGGGGGCGGCGATGAGGGTGGGGGGCCTAAATGCGAGACCCCCCTCCCCCGGGTAGACGAAGAAATTTTTATTTTTCAATCATCGATCTCGAAAGTTTGATAGAAATTTGTTCCATCAAGATTGAGAATTCGATCAATTGCATTTTCAATTTCTTCGATTTCAAGTTCTTCACTTAACGAATCGCTTGATGTGCACAGCCTGGCCAGGAGGCCACAGGTACCGTAGCCGTGGGCAGTGTCAAAAGCAAACCATTCGTCCCATGAAGTTCTTGGGTCGTAAGGATTGTCGATTGTACTCAACATCCTAGCCATAGTAGACCTCCTTAGAGAGGCCCTGTGAGAGGGTGTGTACCATGGTGTGGTCAGCCCTCCTCTAGAGCACGGTGTACAGAAGTTGTTGAGATTCCCAAAGCTTCAGCAATCTCAGCAGCAGTCTTACCTCTGCTACTCATAGCCTTAGCTCTAGACACCATGCTGGACGATACCTTAGGCTGCGACCTAGGTGTAGCCAGTTCCCTAACTACTGATTCATCAGCAAGTTCAAGAACCTTGTTGAGAGCAGCCTGTGAGACAGCACCTTCCTGGATAGCCTGCCACTCTCGAGGAGTGATAGCGAAAGGCTTCTTACCAGCCCCCGTTCTTGAACGGGCCTCGGCTAAAGCCTGGCGCCGGGCTTTCTGGAGGCGCTCTTTATCATTGGCAAGAGTAGGATCAGCCTGCTTCTTAGCCCTAATGACCGCATCTGCCAGGACCTGTGCCTGTCTTTCCCTGGGTTTATTCCGGAGGGCCTCGTTAACTTTGGCCTTGAGGGACTTAACTTCAGGGGCATATGTCTTGGAGGCCTGGGGGTTCTTTCGAACCGAGGGGATAGCAAGCGTAGCCTTACGGGCTTCGTTAGCCATAGCCTTCAGTTCGTTAGAGTGATTGGCATAGACCGTTTCGATTGCACTCCCGTTCTTAGAAACAAGGGAGTATGCATCATGGGTCTCAGCCAACTTAGTAGACTTCTCAGTACGAAGCACAGTCTTTCCATGCTTGTCTACATAAGTAGCCCCAGTCTCTTCATAGACCTTGCGTCCAGTCTTCTTATCGATAGGCCCACCCTTTGAAGCGGACCGGGCTTTTCTTTCAGCAACACGCTTCTCGGAAGAAGCACGACTGATCAGAGTAGAAGCCCCGGCGTTTGCCTTACCCTGGTATTTCTTCTTGAGGGCGGCGATACCATTATCAATCTCGGACTGCTTGTAGTTGAGCTTGTGCTTTTCAGCATCAATCACAACCATGGAGTGTCGAACAGCACGGGCAATCTCAGCCTGGTTTGCACCACCGATAGTCATATCAGTAATGAGGTTTGAAACCTCACCCATCTTCATCTGCTTCTGCTTAGAAGTCATGGGCTTCATACCAGGGTATGCCGGATACATAGCCTTGGGGTCGAAGTCCTTCAGCCCCTTAAGAGCTGGTGATGTCTTGACCTTTCCGCTATTGTTTGGGATGCAGAGAACTGAGTCACCATCAAAGTCCGCACCAGACAAACGCTCAGCGACCTTGGGGTGGATACCGATAGCATCCTTAACCTTAGTCCCTATGGCTTTTCTGGCATGGGGGTTTTTATTGTTGACTGTCAGTTCCGGGATCTCGAATCGTCCACCATGAGGGTGACGAACAAGAACAACCTTCTCCCCATGTTTGAAGTTGGGGGCGTAAACCTCCGTGGTCTTCATCTTGGGGACGGGAAGGATGACTTGGCTGGCCTGTCGAGGAAGAGCTGCTGCCTTCAGATCCACGGCGTCAGAATCCACTGAGTCTGCGAAAGACTGAAGCAGCTTCTTCTTAACGGAGGGATTTGTCAGAGCCATGATCTCTTCGAACTCGGCACGTCGCTTGTCCCGAACCTTCTGCAGCTGCTGCTTGGCAAGAGAGACGGGCTGCTTCGAGAGGAACTGGGAGCTCAAGGTCTTAGACCAATCACCCCAAGTACCCTCATCGTTGACGATGTTCATCGCCGACAGCTTCTTCTTGCCGTGGGCATCAGTGTAGTGAAGCTGCTTGCGGATCACAGAACCGAAGGGGTTCGAAGGATCGCCAGTCTGCTTCTTGAGGGCATCAAGCTTATTGCCGGTGGGGTTCTTGTTGGTGTTGAACCGGAGATCATACCCCTTAGGAATGTCATCCGAGTACATCGCCATACCCTTGAGGTAGTGCGTACCGTCAACAGAGATACGAACCTGGGCATAGTTTGAGCCACCGAGGGAGAGGTCTTTGACTCCTCGTCGAACCTCAATAACGCCGTCCATATCGGTACCACCCTCATTTCCATAGCGAACCTTCAGTCGCTTGCTAGAAACGGCAGTGGGCTTCTCGATACCATACACGGTACGACCCCGGTCCTCAATATTGACGCCGGGGGCTTTAATTTCGCCCCGCTTGGCCAGAACCGTCTTGTAGTCCATGCCCGGAGGCACCAGGACCTTCATTTCGGTGAATTTACCAGTAGTCTGCTGCTGGACCTTCACCTTGTGGACGTGATAGCCCTCAGCCTCGAGCATGGCGGTTGCGGTCTTCATCTTGGTGCTCGTAACACCCATGTTGACCTCAACGCCGAGTCCGACGTCAAGTAGACCATCCTTGCCGACCTGCTTCTTGAGCTCCTTAGCAAGTGCCTCGGTGCTCCCCGCCCTTTCTTTGAGGGTGGGGTCTAAAAGCGCTCGAACGGAGGACTCGTTGATGCCCATACGACGACCAATGGCCGTGTTGGACATCCCCTTCTCCTTGAGCCGGGCCACCATCGCAACGTCGGCCTTACGCTTCTCGTTTTTGGCGATGGAGCGCTGTGCTCGGAGCTGGGTGGTGGTCATTCCAAGACCCTTTGCGATCTCAGTCTCAGAGAGACCCTTCGCCTTGAGGTCCTTGATGGTGGAGAGTAGGTCACCAGAGTGCTGGTGCGGGTCCTTTCCGGAACCATAAGGATAGCGCCCGGAACGGCGCTTAACACCATAGTGGGCGAGATCCATTAGGCCTCCTCTTCCTTGATCTTCTCGATCAGCTTATCAAACTGGATGATGGTGTCCATGATTCGGGCAATGTCCTCGCCCTCAGGGTTTGCTACCTGAATATCGTCATTCTGGTAGATACGGAGCTCGTAGTTAATAGCTCCAGGACGCTCATCATACTCGAGGCAGAAGAGCGCGGCGTAGATCATGAGCTGATCAACCTTAGCCGGGTGAACGCCAGTCTTCAGATCGTGGATGCGAAGCAGGCCCTTGTCAAAGGAGATAGCGTCAGCAGTGCCAAAGCAGTTGACCGAGTAAAACAGGACTTGCTCCGGCTCCATCCGAAACCCAATAGCATCGTTAACATAGTTGTTGAATGTCACCTTGTTTCGAGGCATGCGCATCTTCAACCGAATATGCTCAGCGGCGAGCTCGTGAAGACGGGTACCCTTTGTGGCAGCCTGGGCAGTTCGGAATGTCTCGATCAGTTTGTCGGGAGAGTAGTTGAGCCAGTGATATTTGCTGGCGGAAAGGAATGCGTGGGCTCCACTAAGCTGTGAGTGATTGTTGAACTTCACTGAGGATCTCGCTCTCGTTCTCAGGGTAGATGAATGCGGCATACGACATCGCATGCATTGTCCGAACGTAGTGTGCTTGGTTCGGACGGACTGAGGCAATGGCGCCTCGCTTCACCTCAAGGGCCGCCCAACGATTCTTGTAGAGAAGAATCAGATCGGGTATGCCTTGAATGTAGTTAGGGTCATTTTTCAGAATGATGATCCCAGGCAACATCTTGTTCAGCTTCTTGATGAGCTGAGCTTGGAATTGTGACTCACGCATGGTGTGCTCCTCTGGGTAAGCCTATAAGAAGGGATAGGCTTGTTTCTATCCTTCTTATCATTATATGCGTAGTTTGCGACAAGGGGTGTCACACGTATTGTAGAAGGGGTATTCTTAGAATGGGCGGGGTTTTGTTACGGATGTGACTAATGTGAAAATTCGATCGATAAACATCATCAAACATCATCAAACCGCCTCAAGGAAGGGGTGGGACAAAAAGTTGGCCAAAAACCCTATTTTCATATATAATAAAAAAAATCAATCAATCAATCAATTAATATATTTCACAAAAAATGGCCCACCCCGACTTTTCGTTGCAATTCCAAGGAAAAGTCCTACAATACGTGTGACGCCCTGGCCCACTTTTTTGGCCCACCCCCCTTTTTCGAGTCACATTAGTCACATCTGTAACACACAAAAGTGGGCCAAAGTCCAAAAAAGTGGGCCAGTGGCCCAGTCGTCACACGTATTCTAACCGACAAATGCCTTCTCGTTGAACACCTTCTTCGAGCTCAGCGACCGCCGAACAGCCTCATCTATCGATGAATCCGACTCAAGAAAGTAGTACTTCAACCGAGAATACGGAGTGTTCAATCGGTCGATCCGACCCTCACACTGCTCCGTCACTCGCCAGGAATAGTTGAGGGACCAGAAGAGAACCGTATCGGTACTAGTACAGTTCCATCCCTCTGCTGCCGAGGTGTACTGACAGATATAGACCCATCGAGATTCTGCTGGTATAGCATCGTGCCGATGTCCATTCCATTGCGCCGTAGGCAGTCCAAGGCTCTCTGCAACTGCAAGGATTCGATCGAGCTCATAGTTGTAATTGTAGAATACGATAACCCTCTCATTGCTTGAGAGTATGCGCTTGGCTTGCTCTGAACGCCAGTCATTATCACTGACCACCTTTCTCAAGATTCTGCAGACCCCACCTGCATCTCTAAGGGGTTCCTCTGTCCAGGGATCCATCCTGTTCTTCACGACCCACTTATACAAGTCACGGTCGTAGTCGCAGTAGACAGTCTCCCTCTCACGAGTAGTGTGTCGCTCCACCGGCATCTCCACAAGGATACTCCGACGCAAGCGCTGCAGCTTCGCCTCCCCTATGTATCGTTTGACCTTGGGGTATTTTGCGAAGCGGTCAAATATGACGTGATCCTCCATGAACTCCGTACGAGTCCTGAAGAATCCGTGGGCCATGAATACCGGGAGGTAGTCCATCCAGACATCTCCAGGGGTGGCTGAGAGCAGAAGCCAGGTGTTCTTACGAGTAATCTTCAAGAACTCCTTGACCCAGCGCCCACTGCCGGAAGCACGCTGCTCATCAAAAAAGAATACCGCGTGTTCTCGATCCGAGTACTTCCCGATGTTGTTCCACGAGTCCACCACAATGGATGAACCGGTGAAACTACATGCGGGATCTGTACTCAGACCGAGACGCGCAGCTTCTTCCTCCCACTCAAGGGAGTCCCGCTTCTTAGCGGTTGTGATGATATACAGCGTAGGGGAGCCCTTGACCTTCTTCTTAGCCAAGGACCCCCCTTTCTTGAACGAGGCGGCGTTACAAACCGACGTGAGGTACCACGCCAGGCTAGTCAGGGTCTTCCCCGAACCAACGCCACCCGCCAAGATGCTGCCGTTCTGCAGTTGACGCACCGCCTGGATCTGCTCAGGGCGATACGTAACTGTCATGGTTAGTGTGTTCTCCTTTCGAGACATGATCCGAAGATCCACTCGTCGAACGCGGACTCATACTCCTCGAGCATAAACCCCGAACGACCCTCAGCGTACTCCTCCTTGCGGAACTCGGAGTTGGACTTGAGGTAGAGGTTCTTCACCCAGAAGTTCCTTCGGTTCCCATCACGATACTGTACAAAGTATCCATCAGGAATCCAACCGACAAAGGCAGTCCACACAAGCACTCCAGCGGATCGCTTGAGCTGCTTCTTGCCTCCAACAGGGTACATCCGGTAGAACCAGGTCTGCTTGTCAAGGGTGGGGGTCAGAAAACGACCAGTCCGCTTATTCCGAACCCTCCCCAAGTCCGAGACCTCGTACTTCTCAAAAGGATGTTTGATCGTCACCCACTGCTCAGTCGCCAAAGCGAACCTTTCTGTCTTCCTCCGACTCAGTACAAGAGCCGAAGATGTAGTCATCGAACTCAGACTGGGTCTCTTCAAATAGAGCATCCATCCGAGCATTATACTCATCATACCAGGCCTGCCGGTACGCCGAGTACGAAACGAGATCCAGGTTCTCGAGACGGGCATTAGCCATGTCCCCATTCAAGTGTATGACATAGTGCCCCCTCCCGGGCTCTCCGTTGAACGCCCGCCAGATAACAATCCCACAGCGAACCATGGTCTGCTTACCTGAGTCATCGCGATACAAGGAGAACCCGGGAGCCCCGTCTGAGCACTTCTGGATCCGAAGAACTCGCCCACTCGAGACATTCCGCACCCGACCGAGATCAGATGCCTCATACCTTGAGTAGGGGTGGGGTAAACTTCGCCAGCGCTCAGTCAATGTGCATTGCCTTTACGTGGTCCAGAAGGTACTCCTTCCTCCCACTCTCCGCGTTCTCGACAATACGGAGCTTGGTCGTACGGCGAGCGTAGTAGTACCGACGCGCCTCACTCGTGTCGAGGAAGACGAAGAAGAGAACACCCTTTGTGATCTCCTGAACCCGGATGAGACGCATCGGGACACCCGAGACGATCACCTCCGAGACATCTTCCGACTTGAGGGCCTTCTTGATCTGCTCGAGGTCAGTGATCTCCTGCGTCGGGTCATCCAAGCTCCACGAGTTCGAGAGCGGGTTGTACAGGAACTTCTGGTCTCGGTCGAAATGGAGCCGAGTCATGAAGTCGCACTCCTGCCTCTTAAGGTAGATGAACCAATCTGCCTCATTAGAAGCAGCCAGCTCGAGTCCCATGACGTGCCAGAACCTCCCCTCGTGCAGGAAAATGACCGGATGCAGATGCCGGAAAGTCTCGCTGAGGTACAGCTCCTCGAAGTCGCTGACGTTGATTCGCTTAGTGCTTCCCATGTGAATAGCCACCCATTCTGTGTTAGGTCGGAACTGAATGAACTTGAACTGAGAGAGGTCCTCAATGAGAATATCCCCACGAGGACGATCTGAGATCTGGAACAAGTAGGCGTGATCAAAGCCTAAGTCATGCACTTGGTTGAAGTATAGGACCTGAACAGGACCATCCTTCATTGAGAACTGAACCAGCATCTTGTTCCCGCATGCCAGGACGTCTCGAGTATGAATTAGGAATTCTTCCCACCCAATGCACCGAGGGATAACGTAATATCCAGCGGCGTTGACTTCCATGGTTCCTCCTCAGAAATAACGGATCGTGTCAGCAGCCCACTCGACATTCTCGAGAACCCAGTCGTAAGTCTGGTGGCCCTTCTCGTTAGTCATAGTGTGGCGAGTGAACTTGGACTTCTGGGCATCCGACATGCGGAAGGTGTACCAGTGGTCCCTCTCGCGCTCAGCAGTAATCCACAGATCGGTAGAGCCGGGAACCCGCATGAAGGACTTGACGTGATACTGCCGGGACTCGTAGAAGAACGGAGCAGGCTTACCCTCACGAGCACTCCAGTAGTCGTAGTACTCCTTGGCGTTGTAGGTCTTCCGCTCCTCGGCAAGGAACAGAACTGACCCGTTGCTCATCAGGTCGCCGTTCTTGATCCGCATCTTGGTGATGAGACCTTCGACGTTCGTCATGTACATGATCCACTGGTCATCGCAGGTGGGCTTGAATTCAGTGACGAAGAGGTCCTTGTTCCGATAGATAAACGTTGGAAACATAACCCCATCCGTCTCCTTAAGCTTGGCAAGGTACTGCATACGAAGCTCGTAGATGTCAACCGGACCCTCGTCAACCTTGATAAGAGTGATCAATTTGTGCTCCTTTTAATGCGTCGTGGGATGTCGTACTCGTCGAGAAGGTAGTCCATGAATGCGAAGAGATCCTTCTCAATCTCATCCGCAAGCTCTCGATTCCTTACCTGAGACACGTCTACGATAAACCGATAGCTGTTGTTCGCAGTCCGCTTCTCAAGATGAACGGAACACCGTGGCGTACGACGACGCTCCGGGTTCTTGATGTAGTCGAGCACGATCTCTCGACCAGGCTTAAGATCCGGGTTTGGATACAGAGTCTCTCGAGGTTCCTTGCCCTCAGCTCGATCTCGCTTACGAGCCTCAGAGAGGGCCTTCCTCTCGAACTCCTCTGATTCCTTGACCGCCTTCAGAATATCATCAGCACTGACGATAAGTCGGCTAGCCACGTGTGTCCTTTCTATGAGTGGGAGACCCCGGGGCCCTTTGGAAGACCCCGGGGTATAAAATCAGCCTCGCCGCATCTCCCGAATGAAGATCCAGATCAGCCAGAATCCTCCGGTCACCGAGACCATGAAGACGTCGAACAGGAAGTTGAAGAAACCGTAGCGTCGCATCAGGCAGCCACCTCCTCGCCTTCCTCGTACTTGGCGTCCAGCGGGTCCTCAGCGATAGTGACATACATTGTACCCAAATATGCCTTCACGCCGGAGTTACCGTTGACCTCCCAGACATAGGGGTTGATCGTGAGGTCCACGTTCAGAATCTCAACGTAGTCCAGAGAGTCGACAGTCTGCTCGGTGATATACACCCGGCGCTTGGTGATGTCCGGGATACAAACGATCTTCGGAGGACGAGCCCGGTAGGACACCTCCACCTTGAGATAGTGGGTGAGGGCATCCGGGTCATTCCGAGACTCCCGGGACTTAAGGTTCCACCCATCTCGCTCAAGCTGCTCCACCATGTCCTCGGGGATCTCTACGCAGAAGGTGCGCTTCATACCACCGGCATAAGGACCAGCGGCGGAGAAGTCCTTGAAGAAGATTCGGGCGTTCTCGATCGTAAGGTTGTTCAGTCGTGCCATTGTGTTCTCCTTAAATATCAGGCGCGGAAATCAGGGTGGACGTGCTTCGGGCCGAGGTTGGCCAGCTCAAGCACTCGAGAGATGAATCGAGTGAGGTTCTTCTTCTGTCGGCACTTGAAGAGAATGGTGCGAACTCCGCCAGCGAAGAGGATGTCGGCGTAGATAACATTCGGGGTCTTGTAGAAACTCACCTCGGTGTCATCCGGGAGGTCGAAATGCATCTGCTGGCTGTACTGTCCGACCCAAGAAGGCTTGATTGAGCTTCGCTTGTCGATCCAGTCCTCGAGGGAGATACCGTCGAACTCGTTGGCCTCCTCTACAACGTCACCGTTGAGACTGAAGTAATCAATAACGCTGGGGGTCTTCTTGCTCATGCGATCCACTCGTCCTTAAGGTCGATCTTGTCGTGCATTACCTGCCTGAGGAACTCACAGGCGATCTGGTACTCACGGTTGTTGTAAATATAGATGGGCTTGATGGTGATGTCCTCATCGTGGAGGAACACACGCATCACGATAATCCGGTGGATGGGATCATAGGTGACGATGAAGCTATCCCCGTTCTTGAGCTGGTACTCAATGATGTCTGGGGCGTTGCAGATGACGAGAATATCGTCAACGTCATTCTTCTCGCGATACTCCACTCCTCGACGGAATGCCTCAAAGCAGTCCTTGAGCTCAATGAACTCCGTGTCGATCCGAAGATGGGTATCGTGGGCGACAATCTTTCCTGGCATGTATGCTCCTTTCAGAAAAGCCTATACCCCAAGTTAATGGGGTATAAGCGAGATCAGTCTTCGATCTCGATGTGGTCTCGGGCTTCCTTGACGGCCTTGACGGTCTCGTCGAACTGCTTCTCGACTTCGCGGGCAACAATTGCACTAGCAGCAACACCAGTGCCTACCGATCCGAACCAAAGCAGAATCTTAGCGATTCCATTTGCGTTCGAGACGATAGGCTTGGTGAGCTTGCTGGCAATCATACCAGCTCCAATGGAGGAGAGTCCGGAGATGATAATCTTGGCAACGGGCAGCATGAGGTTTCCTTTCGAGTAGAGGGGTCTCATATTACCCTTAGTTTCTGACGCGGACCCCCGGGCCCTTTTACAGACCCGGGGGCTTTTACACATCAGGTGTAGTTATGACGGAAGCATCCGGAATCCTGCACAAACATCCAGTGCCGCTGCCAGAAAGGCCCGCGGACAAGAACCCAGCGCCAGCATCCCATATTATTCCACCCCCTTCATGACTAGATCTTCGTCAGACCATATCAGGTGTAGTTGTACCGGAAGCAGTTAGCATCCTGCACGTGAATCCGAGTCCAGCCATGCCAGCGAGACCACGTCCACATCCAACGTCCACACATATCACTTCACCTCCTCGTAGTAAAGTCGAGAAATAGTCTTCCTGCTCGAGCCAGGCATGAAGACCAGCTCATTCAGGCCATCATGGGTAAACATGTACGCAGTCCAGTGCACCCAGTTGAAGCACAGAATCTTCCCATCCCGAGGACAGGCGATTCGGCAGTACCCCAGATCATCCTTGAGGATGCGGGCATTCCAATACTTATTGACTCTCCCGTCCTGAGAATATACGGTCAAGGTGAAGTGCTTGACGTTTACCCCATAGATGATCGGATCGTCAAGAACCGGGTCTCGATCCTTCTCAATCGAGTGCTCTTTGTACGGACCCCACTGGTTCTCGTACTCAGCCATCGTTGTCTCCGTCCCAGATGTATCCGTCAAGCTCCAAGGGTGAAGGCCTCGAAGTCCCCGAAGTCTCCGATCGCAGCCTTTGCATCGTCAGCAAGACCCTCGAAGTAACTCCAGTCGACCCACTCCTTCCAGTCGTCGGCGTGGGCTTCCTTGAAGGACTCGAACTGTACCCACCGGTGACCGGTACTGCCTGATGCGGCATGGTAGTTACCATCTTTCTCGCGGAGAAGGATCCCGCCTCCACGGTTCACGGGGACAAAGGCGCCGGTCTTACCGACGAACTCCATCTCTGGTTTCTCTTCAGTGCCATTGTTGAGGTACAGAGCGGTGGTTACGCTCTTGGTCTCCGCCACGTCTCGAATATCGAGCTCCTCCTTAGAGAAGAGCTCCTTGAAGACGTAGGGGTGCTGGAACTGGGCGCCGGTAGCACTCCACTTCCCATCCTCGTAGTCGACATAGACGGCCTTGTTCACGAGACACATACGGTCGTAAGTAGCCTCGTGCTCGAAGGTGTAGCCATACTTCTTGCCGAACTCCATGACCTTCTCGATGATCTCGGGAGTGGCCCTCGGGATCTTGATCGAGTCGGTCTTGATGTGCGCAACATCGAAGCCCTGCTCCTGGACGAAGTGCTTCAGATCCACCATGAACAAAGCGCCACGCTTGGCGACAATGTTGTCCACATTGCGGGGGTCCTTGAAGGCGTTGGGGAACTTTGCCGCAGTGAGACCGTACACCGAGTTGATGACGATCTTGAGAGCGAAGGCCAGTGCCTCATAGTCGACCCCCTCCTCGAGGAACGGCTTAAGGGCTCCGTCCAGAAGAGACCCGGCTAGCTTGTCGTCGTGGTGCTTGATTGCGACTCGGGCTTGCTTGATCTCACTGAAACGCTGAGTGTATCGGTCTCCGAAGAGGTTGAGACACTCGATTGACGTGGGATGCATGCTCGCAACGTCGAGAAGTGCGACGTCGACGTAGATTCCTGGCTCTGAGTAGACGTATCCACCCTCACCGACCTCCTCCCCACGATAGGTAGACTTGCCGAAAGCGTACCGATAGCCAGGGAATTGCTCACTGAGATCGGTGTAAACGAATTCACTCTGAGGATTCCTATTCTTCCCGAAGATGATGAACTGGCTGTGCTTGTTGGTCGTGTCGTTAGGAGTCAGACCAGACAGCTCGGCAAGCATAAGACGGGCCTGCCAGTCCGCATGGAGGTGGTTGAAGACCTCCTCGGTTGCAATAACATCGTTATCGCAGTAGGCCGCAACTTCCTCCCAACGATCCTCAGGAACATTCTCGTCCCAAGGAAGCCCAAGCTCCTGATGGTGCAGCCCAAGCTCAATCTCCCACTTCTTGAGAGACATCTTGGTGGCTGCGAAGTCGTACACATCGGTGTAGGACAGGTTGTATGCCTCGACGAACCCAGCTGTGACACTGTTCTCGATGATCCGCTTACTCAAGTCATACAGCTTAGCATTGTTGAACCCCAGTGTACGAGCGTAGAGAATATGATTGTCGTACTTACGGCAGTTGAAGCCGATAAGCCGCATCTCACAGAGGGCCTCGATCTCCTCGGGGGTGGGGTTAATCATCCGATGCACGGTAGGATTACCCCTAACCTTCCAATTCACGAGGAACAGGTTCGGGAACACCTCACAGTCGAAGAAGACCAGCTCACCAGTCGGGAATCCTACGGTCTTTTCCTCGGGATCCTCGTTGGTGAACGGCATCTCCATGACTGTCTTGATTGCCGCCTCAGACTGGTTCGTCGAGTTCATGGCGAATGCCAGCACACGAGGCTTCAGATCCTTGACGTCATACACCATCCCCTGTTCCTTGGCGTCACGGAGGATCTTGGCGATGAAATCGATCGAGGTCTTGGTCGAGGGGTGGATCTCCTTCCGAAGGTTGCGCTCAATAAGCTCCCTGACCTTCTTCTCGTTGGCCATGGTGGTCTTGTTGATCACTTTCTTCTCCTTAAACGGTAGCCCTTCAGAAATATGAGCCACCGGAATGTTGTTACAATGGGTGACCTTTCTCCTCAGAGAGGAATCACCTGTGAAGACCTTGATCTCAATGTCTTCGTCGTAGAGCCTCGCCAGTTCGGTAGGGTCTCCGTCGTAGATGTAGTGGAGGTGAACTCCATTACCACCTCGACTGGTTTCGGCGTAGGTAGGGGGCCATTCTGAGGCGGCCTGAAGGTTTCGATTAAGGTCCTTCCGACCGTCCTGCTTGATATCAAAGTCGATGACGATGTGGTTCTCGGGGACTTTGACATAGTGGACCTCATGAGTGTTGATGTCCTTTAGAGTGGTATGAACGTTCGCCCATCGGAACTGCGGAGTGCCAGAAGATCCGGCTTGTTGTGCCGGGCAATCAGCGAGGGCCTCGTCGAGAATGGATTCGGAAGAATCCAGGTCGAGCGAATATGGCTCCTCTGGAGAAGCCTCGAGTTCGGCAGGATCCAGTAGGTGATACTTGAAGCCGGAATACACATTGCGCAGTCGATCACCCCCAAATCGTCGTCGCTCATCGAAGCGATCGAAGTAATCCTTGAGCTCTTCTCGGAACTGGTGTCGACTCGACGGATACGGGATATTACTCTCACTGCAGTACTCCTTATACAGCTTGTATGCCATCGTGAGACTAACGAACTCCTCTTCCTTGAACAGGAGATAGTTCTCCTCAACAAAGTTGTAGATGACGTTAGTCTTCATCATCATGTCCTGTGGCTTATAGGCATCGTAGTAGTGCTTACCAAGACTCCTATAAACCCCAAGACAGTGATTTGCAATCTTCCCAAGCTCATCTCGGATCTGCGTCATCAAGGTCTGGTACTCGTCAGCCCCCACTGTTTGTCCGGTGGGGGAGATATCAATAAGTCGACGGATAATACCAGACTTCGAGTCTGTGATCTTGACGGGCTTGTTAGTACCGATGAAGAGGAGAGCGTTGATTCGCTTGGGGTAGCGCTTCACACCCTTCTCGTTGATCAGGATCGTTTCGTGGGCCACCACGCTGTTAAGAAGGCCATTAGTTTCGATCCGAGAGAGGTCTCCATCCTGATCAATGGCCACGAGCGAGCTCTTGCCGAGAGTACTGGTCGCAAACTGATCTGACTTGGATCCAAGAGCTCCTGCATCGAATGTAGTTGTATAGCCTTGGAATAGAAGTTCCAGAATGTTGAGGACCGTTGACTTTCCGGAACCCGGGGGACCATATAGGACGGCAAACTTCTGTATCCGCTTAGAGTCTCCAGCCACGATAGAGCCGATGAGCCACTCGAGCTTTCGTCGAGCATCCTCATCATATAGAGTTCCAATGAGAGTTCCCCAAGCGTCCGGCGAACCTTCCTCGAGGGAGTACGGGAGCCTGGCCGTGGCATAGTCTTCCTTTCTAGGAGTACTGTCCGCAAATATAAGCTTGGCGTTAAGCTCCTGTCCGTTGTCAGGAAGCCTAGACTTCCAAGTCTGGAAGCTGGTCCATAGTCCAGTGTTGTAGTTGGACATAGTTTTCACAACGGTCTCAATCTGACCCTTGTGGTTCTTCTGGTGCTCGAAGAGGGACCGGTCTACAAACGTAGCGACGTCAAACTCGTCTGTAGACCAGAGCCCCTTCTCCTCATCCCAGATTGCCTGGAAGTCTCGCCCCTGAATGAGAATATCCCTCGACCGTCCGACGAGGAACTCAGGGTAGATTTCCACCTTTCCACTCTTTGTGGTACGCTCGCAGATTCGGTAGAAATCCATGAGGCTCCTTACATATAGTTCTCGTTTGCGTAGGCGTTCATCTGGGCCCAGAGCTCAGCCTTCCGCATATCACGTGCGCCATGAAGCGGGATCGCACGAAGAGGGAACATGGATCCGTGTCCCATCTTGGTGTAATCCCGCGAGTTGATCCGCTCAAGGATGGAGTCGACTTCCTCCTCGTGGCGGGGGTTGAACAGGGCCTCGTCTGTGTAGTCGTAGAGGCCACAGTTCTTCACCATCTCCCAGAAGTACCATTCCAGAGAATATGGTGTATCGTCATCCTCGAGCATCATGTCCATACGCTCGGCCAAAGCGATGAACATCTCGAGCATGGAGCAAGACTGCTCGTTAAGCCAGACGTAGGATACGTCGTTGTTCTCTCGAATGAACGCCCTACGTAGGTCAATACCATCCTGTGCACGGTTGATGTCGTTCTGGATCGTCACCCGGAACGGCGTCTGGTGCATGATCTCGAGTAGGCTCATGTAGGACTCCTCGGGGCACTCAGCCTTGCGAGTATCCCCGGTTCGATCCACAAGCCACTCGAAATATGAGTTATCCGGTGCCGCCTCGATCATTACTCGTCCTCGTAATACTCAACCCCGAGAACTGAGTGCTCGTAGGAATCGTCGAGAAGAGTGATCTCGAAGTCCGCGTGGCGGCTCATGCTTCGGACATAAATGATGGAATCGGAGGCAGACACACCGCTGATGATATTATCGAACCAGGACGTGTCCTGCATAGGAACGCCCCGGTTGTCAGCGAATACATCGTCCTCCATGTAGTACGTGAGCTCGACATGCTCCTGATGGCCTTTAGCCCGATACTCCTCTTCGGTGATCTGGTAGGCCTCGAAGTGCTGTCGATCCATCGTACGCTTGGTCACTTCCTCCTGGTCGGGATCTTCCACAGGAGTCGGAGAGTAGTCCACAGCAACGCTCGGTACCACCGGCTCAGGATCGGGTTCGCGATCCTCTGAATCAGGGCCATCTCCCACTCGCTCTTTGTGCTTCGCTTCAGCAATTTCTGCAAGCTCCTTGTTGATCTCGATTGTGGCTTCTTGGAAGTCCTGCTCGAACTTGCGAGCAAGAACGAAATATACGCCAAGGCCGCCTGTGACAGCTCCGGCTGCGAAATATGCGATCTTGTCAAGCATAGTCACCTCAGATCTTGTCGTACATCACGCCGTCGACGTTGAAGTCCAGCGCCCACTTGGTAACGGTGCGGCCGTTCTTGTCCTCACCCTCGAAGGTGCCCTCGAAGATGTTGAAATCGACGAAGTCGTCGCCGTTACCCTTGACCCAGCCAGTCACAGCACCAGCGGGAGTGTGGGGGAACCCGAGCATCTTGTAGACCTCATTGAGGAAGATGTGACCACGAGTCTGAAGAATATCATTCGCGTACTGCTGCTGGCACTTGAGGTGCAGCATAGACAGGTCCTCGTCAGCGGACCAGTTGATGTTGTCGTCGTCGAAGATAACACCATACGGCGATACTCCGTCGACAGCAGAGATGGCCTCGAGAGTCATCTCATCCTTGGTAAGGTCCTCGTCAGCGACAGACACAATAGCGTCCAACACCGCGTCCTTACCGAACTTGGACTCGACCTTCTTCTTGTAGGTCTTGAAGGCCTGGTCGACAGCGGCATACGCTGCAGCAAGAGAGGCGTTGCGCTTCAGCATGATGCCGTGGCCGGTGATCAGAGAGGCGATAGAGGCCGCCCCAAGAATAAGGGCGGGGGCATAAAGCTTCGCGAGCTTGGTCGTCATTCGGGTGTAGAGGATAACCTTGTCCCGAGTGGCATCCTTGTCAGTGAGCTTGCCGTCCTCGTGGGCCTCATGGACCTTGACAAGAAGGGCAGTCTCCTCAGCCAGAGTCTCCTCAACCTTGAGGGTTGCCTTGGAGGCGAGAACCGTGGTTCCGATAAAGCCAACGGTACCGGCGGCGGTCAGAATGGTGGGGGCGTGCTTGCTGAGAACCAGTCCAGCGCGTCCGGCGAGACGGGTGACAATTCCGAGATTCATTTGATACGTCCTGCTTTCTTGAGTCGAAGATAGATAGCGATTGCCTGGTCGTCTTCCATGCGTTCAACACGGCGACGCCACTTGTCTGAGAATGGGTAGGCGGCGATAAGCTCAAGCCGCACTTGCTGAGGATTCATCGTGCGTTGATGTGGTCAGGTTTCGGGAGCTGAAGCATGTAGCCACGACGGCTACGGATCACCGACATGTACCGGGCCGAAGTCCAGCCCCAGTTCTCGTCAGTGTATTCGGTAGTGATACCGCAGAGATCGTAGAGATCGGCGACGGTGGCAAGACCGTACTCTTCGATGATATCTCCGAGTCGGTCGATAACGAGATAAGCTTCATCTCGGGACTCGAGTTCGATTTCTGAGAAATCATGGTATCGACGTGTACGAGGAGAAGCGTCTCGGCGATTGCCTGGTGCTGAGCCTGGTCGAGAATATGATCCGTATGAGACACGGGACCCCCAGGACGAGCTGCGAGCTCGAGGAGAAGACTCTCCGAAGAGGAGACGTTCGATGCCCTGGCTGACCAGATCCGAGAGTGTGTTCTTGATAGCAGGGATCGTAACATCGTAAAGTAGATACTCGCCGACATTGTGGATATCCTCTCCAACAAAAGCCGAAACAGCCTTTGTTCCGAAGCTAGACTTCTTCTTAGTGACGGTGGCAGTGGTGACCTGCTCAACCTTCTTGCGCTCAGGGAGCTTGCTGTTGGATGGTAGGTTCGGACGGATTGGTGCGTTAGCCAAGGTGGCCCCTTTCAAGGAGGTGGGGGCCCCAGATTTCTCCAGGGCCCCCAAATATGGATCAGAGGTTGTTGAGCTCAGTCTCCTTGAGCTTGTCGTCGAGCTCCTTGTACTTGGGATCCTGAGCAACCTGCTTCATGATCTTCTCAGGCAGGATACCATTGTAGAACTCACGGACGAGAGCCGGGTTGTCCATGAGCTGGTCGAAGAGCTCCTCGTACTCAGGAGAGTTGAGGAAGGACTCCTTAATCTGCTCGGACTTGACGAAGCGCTCACCCTGGCGCTCACCATACGAGGTACCGATGAGGTCATCGAAGAACTTCATCATGGTGTAGAGGTCCTCGTTGTCGATAGCAGCCTGGAGCCACTTCTCGAAGTTGGTGACGTTGTCGTACCGCTTGATGAAGTCGAACATCTCACGGCGAGACATGTGGAAGTAGAGCTTCTTGGTGGTGGGCTCGTCGTCGAAGATGCCCTTGACGCGGATGATGTGAGAGAACATAGATGGTTTCCTTTCAGTTGATCTTGAAGTAGTTTTCCTTGGGGGATACAAGGAAGTCGACGGTGAGAACAGGTTCGCCCTTCTCTGTCAGTTGGGAACCGAACTCGACAGAGAGGGAATTCGGCTCGGACCAGCCTACAAGCTCCCCAGCCGCGATGGGAGGAATCCCGAGGCCATTGTAGAACTCATTGAGAGAGGCATAACACTCGAGATTGAGCTGACCATTGATATTGTTCTCGACTCGACGAATTGTTTCAATGTCGGACTTGAAATATCGTCCCGAGAATACATCATAGCAGAGGACGTCTCCTGAGGAAGCGACCAGAACGGATCCGGGCACAGGTTTGCCAGCATCTTGAACCGATTTCTCTGCAACGCGGGCCTTAACCTTCTCCAGGTCCTTCGGCTTAACCACGTCCGCCACCGCTTCTCGATATCGCTTAAACGCCGCTTCCGAACCTGTGTAAGCCAATGCGAACGCCGCTCCTCGAGAGTACTGAATACGATTCGCCGCGATGATCGATACCAGAGTGCATACGCCTGCGATGGCCGGGGGAATATATACTCGATATGATACTGCGAACTTCTCCTTCCACGAGAGGTCCTCGGGTGAGCGAAGATTGGCTTCACAGTAGTCTGCGATCTTCTCGACTGCGAGCGTAGTAGACTTCGCTGTGAGTACGGCCGTAGCAACGGTCCCGACGCATGCCGAGGCCGTGAGAATAGCCGGAGCGTTTGCCTTGAAGAATTGCGTAATACCGTTCGCATTGATCACTTGTCCTCCTTGCTCATTCGGATGTTGATCTTGTCTTCGCCAAGACCCGGGAATGTCGTACGGGAGATCTCGAGCTTGCTGAGGTGAGCCGCAACCTCCATACGGATCAGAGACTCAATGTCCTTACGAGTCAGGACGCCCTGCTGCTTGATGGTCCGATCAATCTCTCGACGGAGGTCTGACGTGATAACGAAGTCCCCACGAGGACCTTGCTCACCATCGTATCCTCGAGGACCGCGCTCACCGGGTTCTCCCTTAGGTCCAGGAGGACCCTGAATAACCTTGACCTTGCACCACTCTGACTTGAAGATGTAGGTGAAGACTCGGACGATTAGGGTCATGATGTTGATCCAGAGGATGACGATAGAAATCGCCCCGATAAGATACAGGGTCCACCAGATAATGCTCACTTGTGCTTCCTTTCCACTCGCTTGAGGCGGGGCTTCAGTTTGTAGTTCTGCGGGTTGTTGATGCAATCCAGGATATAATCCGGCGTAAACTCCCAAACACCATTCTCCCGAGGGTAGTGTCGGAAATCGATGGAGTCGGCAGCCATTCGTCGGAGGTACTCGCGTCGCTCGTCTCCTCGAGAATATGCCCGAGACTCTCCGGTTGCTCCATCAACACCGAGGTAGAGTACGGACAGAGCGTCTCCGACGATGAGGTCTGAATGCTGTCCCAGGAGTTCCATGACTCCTCCGGGTGTGAGGATGACAACTCGATTAGGCCGGTCGTTCCGTCGGGCAATCTCGTCACGCGGAACTCCGTATCGCCAGTTTCGGAAGACCTCACTACAGATAAGATCTCCTCGCTGTTCCCACTCTGCAAAGGCACCATCCTTGAGGAAGTAGTAGGAAGATAGGTCCTCTCCCACACGCTTAGGTCGGGTCGTTGCAGTGCGGACTGCATGGTATCCCTCATTCTCAACCAGCTCTTTCTGGAATGTCGACTTGCCTGAACAACTTGGACCGAGAAGTACGACTAGCATTTCACTCCGCCGAGATCGTGTAGAGGATGACTGTCATGGCTGCCAGCAGGAATCCGATCGCTGTGATGACCAGCTTGGCGAAGAAGGCGATGGACGTGAGCCATACCATCCAGGTTGCCATACTGATTGCACCAAAAACGATCAGAAAAATAAGGCTGATCAGGATGTAGTAGATCGGTGGTTCCTCGAACATATGTGCTCCTTTCTCGAGGAAAAGCCTATACCCCAAGTCGGGGTATAGTGCTGAATTACCAGCGGTTGATCTTACGATCACGGCGCGCGATGAAATGCTGCTGAACACCAACAACGTGCTTCATCCGGCTGTTCGCACCCCTGCCAATAAAGCAGGAGGCGAGAACAATTCCGAGGATGAAAACAGCGCTCTTGATGACAGAAACGATGATGCGAGTCATGAGGGTGGTCCTTTCAAACGGAGGGGTTTCAATATAGGACCGGTTTTTCTCGCGGACTTGAGAAAAGCCTATATCCCAGGTCGGGATATAGGATGAGGTCTCAGTCGGTCTCTTCAGAGGCTTCGATCTCGTCGATCTCATCGAGGTCGTCGTGCTCAAGCTCTTCGGGCTCGTCAGTGTCCGGAACCGAGCGGAACGCCATGAGGGTGAGAGCGGTACCAGCTGCGAATACAGCGGCGCCAGCAATCAACTTCTTGGAGTTGCGCTTGATAGCGGGCAGGACAGCGTCCTTGTTGAACTTGAACTCGACGATCTTCTCGTTGGTCTCAACGGAGTTGTCGTGGGTCTCAGTCATGAGGGTTTCCTTTCAAATAGAGGGGTCTCATATAAGGCATGGTTTTTCTCGCGGAAAGCCTATACCCCAAGTTCGGGGTATAGGTGTGGGATCAGTGGATGTTGGCGAGAGCCTGTTCAACCATCGCGTTCCACTCGTCGTCGGTCATCGTCTCAGCACGCAGCTTCGCGTTCTCATTCTCGAGCTTCCACACAAGGCTCCGGAGGGTATAGGAGGTGTGCTTCTGCTCTTCGTGAGCAACAGCAAAGAAGATGCTGAGGATGGTAACGAGGATAAGGGCGATGTAGAGCATAGTCTTTCCTTTCGTAGGATCTTCAATATAGCACGAGTTTATCCTGCGAAAAAAAAGATAAGCCTAGATCCCATGGCGGGATCTTTGGCTGGAAGGTGGTAGGATCAGAAGTTCCAGGTCTTCTTCTTGCCGAACATTTCGGCGACAATCAGCAGGGTGCCGATGACGACGAAGGGAGCAACGACAAGAGCGAGGAGGGTGGTCATTGTGGTTCCTTTCTAAGGGTCTTCAATATACAGTGTGTTAATTCTGCGACTCCTGTGACTGGTGTGATTAGGTAAAAATATAAAGCCTAGATCCCATGGCGGGATCTAGAACTGTGTCAGAGGTAGTAGTGGTCGTACTGCTCAGAGCTCAGTCCAGTAGCAGCAAGCTCCTCGGCGTAGTCGAGGGCGGCCTGTGCAGCGGCGGGAGAGAGGTTCATGAGAGTGTCCTTTCTATGACGGGTTTCAATATAGAGCCCGTTTTCTACGCGAAAAAAAAAGATAAGCCAAGCCCCCCATGCGTATAGCACAGGGGGCCTGACGAATCTCAGAAGGGTTTAACCTTCATGATCAAACCAAACGCCTTCGAGCTGACGACTGCAAGTCGCTCGTACTGGAGGACGGCTACGATTCCTGCCATGGAGGTGACTGCACCGAGAATTGCGTCTTTGCTGAGCTTCTTGCTCTCGCCAAGGGCTTTGGCTTTTGCAAGAGTCTCGACATTTCGAGCAATTGTGGTGTAGTCCTCACTAGAGGGATCGTGAAGCTCGGCCTCCTTCAGAGCAGCTTCAATTGTCTGCTGAATGGGGTCAGGGTTCTTCATGGTGTGGCTCCTTTCTAGGGGTTCATTATACCGCAGGTTTTTCTCGCTTAGACCTGCTTGACGTCCAGCGTCACCTTCCCGTTCCGGAGCATCTCAGCGACGCCCTGGTCAAAGGTGGCGTGGATACCCTGGTCCTCAGACACATGAAGGGCCCCAGAGGGCTGGGTACCCTGGTACTTGGTGGAGCTCACGCCGAGAAGCACACCCAGGAAGGTGTCAATCGCGGCGATCGTCCCGGCAACCTCAGTCGGGTGAGGCAGGTGCCACAGAGCCGCCAGCGTGAGGTAGAGCGCAGAGGTAGCCGGAAGGGCGACCAGCGCAACCCACTTGAGGACGTCGTAGGACTTGTTGTTCAACTTGCTCTCCTGAAGGTGCTTAGCCATTGGTTTTCCTCTTCGCCGGGGGTCTAGGGGTGGGGACGACAGGAAGATTCTTGACCTCATTCACTATCTTCTCGGCAAGCCCATTCCCCCCGAACTCGGAATAGGGCTCTACGAGATACTTCATGAAGTCCTCATACTCGTCGAGGGTGAGAAATCCTCGATGAAGATATGTCTTCCCGACATATACAATCCGGTCATGGGCCATTCCGAGCAGAAGCCTTGACGTGGCGGACTTCCGCTCACTGCGCTTCATGATCCAAGCCCACATCCCGGAAGATCCCAGTACTGACAAGAATATCGCAAGAATGATATCAAGCAGTGGGTTGAATCCGAAGTGCTGCATGTTAACCGATCGCTAGATAGGGACGAACCCCGAGTGAGTAGTTAATCGGGGCGTGGGAGAACTGGCCAGTAGACTTCATGTAGACTGCAGTCTGTGCCGAAGCGCGCTCACGAAGCCAGTATTCCTCCTCAATGTTAACAAGGGCGGGGTTGAGTCGGAAAGCGGGGAACTGGTTGTGGTGCATACCCTTGGCGAGGGGATCGTTGAAGATCGACGTTCCCCAGAGCATGGCCTCGTCCATGATATTGATGTGCGGGTTATACCAGCGCCAATCCCTGACTGCGCCGTTACCATCGTAACCAGTAGCGACTCGAGTCCAGACACCGACCATGTTGGAACGGTTGAACAGAGACTCAGCCATGCGACTGGCCTGGGTCATGGTAGACTGGTTCAGTGTCGAGTCGACGTATGAGCGCTGATCCGGGATAGTAGTCGACCAAGCCTCTCGGAACAGGGATCGGTCGGGGACAACCACAATATGGTTCTGGCGGAATGGCGGTTCACCGATGTTCATGAAGTAGTTGAACGCCACGATTCGCCAGGTAACACCAGAGTAGGTCCAGTAGTCACCAAGGTACAGACCAGAGAATGACCCACTTCGGATTGCCTGGAGGTACGGAGTCACCGAGTTACCCAAAGAGGCGCCTCGGTAGATCGAGTTGTGGACACCGACGTTCGAGTCATTTAGCATCCCATAAACAGATCCCGAGTTAGTGAACTTCTCGTTGATCTGAGTGATCTTGAGCTCGGTACCAGCAACTCGACCCTCGACGGCCTGGATACGATCGTTCTGGTTCTTGTCGCTCACCTTGAGGTTGGCAACATCAGTCGAGGTGTTACCCCCAGCGTTAGCCAGGGCGTCCCGGACTGAGTCAAACCAGGTGTTGAACTCGCCCTGGAGCTTAGCCTGAAGGGAGTCCAGATTGATGGTCTCAAGCGGGCCGCGCACATAAGGAGTGCGAGCGCTACCCACAAGGTTGATGATGTTCTCAGCAACAATCTGTCGAGAGTTCTTGATGATCTTGATCTGAGCAAGAGCGAAGGTCTGTCGGTCACCGCTGTCCCCCACGTTCGGGATCAGAGGGGTAACTGCGGGGGTTCCCTGGACGACCTTGATCTTTGCACCACGAACTGCCTTGGATCGGTCAACCTCGATACAAACCAGGTCGATTCGGTCCAGGGTTGCGTGAGAACCAGTGAGTGTCACCGTCTCATCACCGGAGTTCTCTACCCATCGGTTGTTCAGCCATGCCTTACCAGCACCTACATACACGGACATACCGTTGTTGGTGGGGCGAACTCGGAACTTGTCTCCCACGTTCGGGAAGACACCCGGTGCGATGATACCGTCGAAGAGCGATCCGAACTGGTCAGCATCGTATGTCCGGTCACCATTCACCGAGTTGTAGAAACCACTAGAAATGGCCATGCATTAATCCCTTTCTCGAGGAGCAATGACCTCTCCGGGGCCACCGCGAGTGAAGTCAATACGGAAGCCGTCACCATTCCACTTGGTACGAGACGACATTGAGATAGTGGGAACTCGAGAGAACCCACTACTGGACCAAGACTCAGTCATCTCAGTCAGCTGGCACTCAATTGGCTCTGCGTTGCTGCCCGAGGGGACGTAGTAGAAGATATCTCCGACATCGAATCCAGTACGGTACTCGACATTGGAGAAGCTATTGATCTTACCCGAGATCATCTTGAGCGGGGTATACTTCGGAAACATAGCGTCCAGAACCCAGAAGGGATACCACACCTCGCTCAGAGAGGTGATATGCTTCCGCTGAAGATCGGTAAGCGCTTTCCAGTCCTTGATCGAGTAGGGCTTGTGGACCTGAGTATTATCCCACAAGACTTCTCGTCGAGTAATTGGATTCTCAGATCGCAGTGTGTGCGCCCGAGTGTGCGTGCTACCATCGGCAATCCACTTCAGATCCACATCTCCGGAGTCCCAGACCTCATAGATCGTACTCTTCTTATCGACAATGGAGTCCACTGACTCGAAGTCGGAGAAGTTGTCGTTCTCCTGAGCGAGTGTGATCGTATTGATGAGATGCGGGGCAGTTACGTAACAGTGAATACCCTGGTTCTCGAGTTTGATCTTGTAGAAGAGAGAATATCCGTTCGGCTTGCACGCCGACAAGACGTTCTTGAACATCTCAGCAATGGGTGCTCGGTCGTAGATAATCCACTTACCATCCTGGATCTTCTGCCCAGTGTCGTTGACGTAGGCCATCTGTGACACTCGAGTTTCTCGGTGGAAGTTGAAGTTGTCGATCCTACGAGCAGCTTCCGCATCCTTACCGAGATGCGCATGGGCCAGATTTTCTGCCGTCATTTGAGCATTGAACTGGCCATTCTTGTCTGGCTCAATCCACTGCCTGTGAGGTAGGACTCTCCACTCAAACATCGACTCGAGAGAGCGACCGGTATACTTGTGGAGGTAGACACCGTCATCCTCCTGCTTAACCGTGGCCGTCTCGATTACCATGGCGGTCGAGGTATCATCTCGAATAAACAGATTCCCGAGACTGTACTCATAGCCCGGCTGATCCGAGTAGAGCTGGAGCTCGAACTGGCCGTAGTCATATGCCCGCTCGGTCCAGTTGAGGGAGTAGAAGCTGTTCGGAACTTCAATCCACGAGTTGTAATTGTGAAGGAACGCGAAGAATAGCTGCATTAGATCCCCCTATAAAGTGTATCGTATTCCATAGAGACGTTCACATCGTCAACGCCTCCAGCATACTGAAGGGCGATCGTGTTGATTCCCGGATGCATCTGAATCCAGGTACTACCTGGCGCCAGAACACCAGTGATGTATGACTTCCTTCCTCGAGCCTGGTGTGTAATAGACTTCTTACCAGGACGAGTGTCAACGACAATACTCTCTCCAGCATAGAAGTTTCCAGCTCGAGAGATAGACATTGTCTCGTTGAAAGTCGTATTACTCAGGATAAGGTTACTGACCGTACCGAGGAACTCAACAGTAATAGTAACACCAGCCGGGTAGTCACCAAGGTATCGGATATCCTTACCCGAGGAGTTGGTCATGTCACCGAACTTGAGCTTGTGGTTGTCCTGTGAGAAGAACGGGAACTCGAAGGTGGGTGTGTTGTCATTGAAGCCCACAACCTTCTGGATCTGAGTAGCGGAGGACTTCCAATACGGGTCCAGCCCAAGAAGGGAGACCTGGATCTCCTGCCGCTCAGAGAAGATGTTCGGCTCGACGGACTCGACGATGAAGTCGGAGTGCACGTTAAGCCAGTCGGTTGTCACACCGAGAGTAATGGTCTCCCCGACTCCGAAGTAGGAATATGTCTTGAGTCGGAGTTCCTGAATGTCGGTCCCCCAGGGGATCAGAGTCAGTACCACAGTACGAGTACCAACCCTGATCCCCTTAAGGAACGCTCCGTCCAGCAGGGCAAATCCATCAGTGCTGATGTCCGCCTTTACTGGCCCCAGACCAGTAATCTCCTTGACCGCGACCCCCGACTCATAGGGGTTCGTGATGTCGATGGTTAGACGATCCCCCGACTTTGTCGTGGACGAGATCTCTGAGATCATAGTGTCAACTTGTCCTTTGCCATTGCAAGCTGAGTGTTGGTGTTGCGGTAGATAGTAGCCGCATCCAGCGCCTCAGGCGAGTTGTTGGTCTGGTTGAAGGTGATGTTTGTAACACCATTTTGACTATTCTTGTCAGAATTGTCAACTGCGATCGGAGCAGGAGGTCGAGCCGCGTTAGCGGCCTGAGCCGTGACTCCGATGGCGGGCATGAAGTTGTTGATGCCCTTAGCCTGCTTCTGCATCTCGGTGAGGTCCAGAATAGGCTTGATTTCCGGCTTGAAGGATGGGTCGTCCTCGATGAGTTCGTTTACTCCGTCGAGCGCCTTTGACATAGCGTCGTAAGCTGCGCCAGCCATACTACCGCCGGCATCAGCAACGCGATCACCAGTATCCTCGATACCTATAGCAAGACCCTCACCAACATATCCTCCAAGTTCCATCATCAGTCGGGAAGGAGAGTGGATCTTGAAGTAGCTCTTGACCTTGTTGTAGCCCTTCTTGGCTACGTTCAGCATAGACTCACCGAAGCTCCAGGCCTTGGATGCGAGACCGTTGGTCATACCGTCGACAATAGCCCAAGCAATCTCTCGACCAACCTTGTTGAAACGAGGAGCGTACTTGTTAATAGCATCGCGAACACCTTCAAGAAGCTTGAGGACCGTCCACATACCCTTGTCAATGATCTTCGGACCATTCCTAGCAATTCCATCAAGGAAGTTGAGGATGACGTTGGTGGCAGCGTCAATGACCTTGCCGATGTTGTCAGCAATTCCGTTCAGGAAGTTTGCCAGGATCGTGGCGCCCTTTTCACCGAACTCGTAGGCATGGTTAGCCAGCTCAGTGAGCATCGCCTGGATCAGGATGAACAACGTTGCGACAATGCCAGGGATGTTGGCATTAATGGCATAGATGATCGCTCCAAGCAATGCTGCCATGGCCACCGCCAGCTCAGGGGCCTTTGCTCCTAGTGTGATGATGAAGTTGGCAATAGCTGTGGCCACATCGATCGCCACCTGGGGCAGAATCGCCGCAAGCTGCTTCAGTCCCTCGGTCAAGACCAAGAATGCCGCTGCACCGGTTGTGGCACAAATACCCAACACAGCGGCAAAGGCCGCCATACCGATTGAGATCGGAAGTAGTGCCAGACCTAGCGCTAGTAGTGCCGCAGTAAGAATAATCATACCAACTGCGAAGTACTGAGCACCAGCCGCAGCAGCCACCAGAATTAGCATGCCACCTGCTAGCGCAATAAGGCCAATCGCAAGCTGTGTCCAGGTGATACCAGACAGAGTCTTCATTGCTGAGGCCAGGGCCAGGAATGCGATAGACGCGATACCCAGAGCGATGCCGCCTTCCTTGAAAGCGTCTGCTGCCGCCATTGAAATAGCCAGAATCGCCAGACCTGCTGCCAGAGCAATGAGTCCCTTAGCTAGCGTCATGATATCCATGTTGCCGAGAATGGCTACCGCACCGGTTAAGACAATAACCGCTGCAGACATAGCGATGATTGCAGCCGCGCCGCGGGCATTAGCTCTGCCTGCAATTGCCATTGCTACGGATAGCTCCGCAATAATGACACCCAAAGCAATGACGCCCTGGAGAAGCTTGCCAGTGTCCATCGTACCAAGCATCCAGATAGCCGCCACAAGGATGTTACAAGAGACAGCCAGCGATAGAAGAATCGCAGCGCCCTTACCCATGAAGGGATCCTTACTAACGACCATCATGAACCCAGACAGGATCGCCACAACCGCGGCGAGGGTTACGACCCCCTGGATAGCCTTACCAGTATCCATGGACCCAAGAGTGTATACTGCTAGAGACAGAATAACACAGGATGCAGCAAGAGCAAGAAGGATTCCAGCTCCCTTCTCAACGCCCTTGGTAGCAGCCATCTTGGTCATGAACTCCTGCATGGTCATCATCAGGATCTTCATGGTAGCAAGACCGACCACAGCACCCTTGAGATCCATTCCGGCAAGAATCCGGATAGCAGTTGCCATCAAGATCATAGCTGCACCCATAGCGATGAGCATAGCCACAATACGAACGCTGTCATTCTTGAAGGCCACCATCTTGGTCATGGACTCAAGCATGTCATCCATCATCTTGAATAGGAACTTCAAAACCGCAAGAGTGACTAGTAGCTTTGGCGCAGGGACCAGAGACATCAGGATCAGCGCACCCGCAAGAACTCCGAGGGCAATAGCGATCGTTAGGAGAGCCTTAGCCTTAACCTTCTGCTCGAATGCCTCGAGGACTCCGCCGAGCTTATCGAAGACGTTACCGAGCTTGTCAGCAACATTTCCGATCTTGTCAAAGTTCTCCTTAAAGGAGTTGATCCATCGAGTAAAGGCGATAAGCACTCCTCCGCCAATGGCCCCGACAAGGATCTTGCCCATGTCATAAGACTTGAGGTTGGAGTTCGCTTGACTCATCGCGGTACCGATAGAGCCGAATGCGTTCTTTGCGCCCTCCTTCACCTTGGGGGCGAAGGTGTTAACGACAAAGTCCTTGAACTCGACGAACTTCTGCTTGATAGTGTCGAAGAGTTCCGGAAGGTGTACGGCTTGCGCGACCTGCTTAATGTCCTCAAACCACTTCTTGAGGAAGTTCTCCTTAGCCGCTTGGCCAGTTTCCTTGGCGGCCTGTGCAGCGGCGGTACCAACCTCAGATACGGCACCAGCCGCCTCCTTAGCCTTAGCCTTGACCTCGCCGTGGCCGTTAACCCAGTCGCGGAAAGAGACGGCTACTTCCTTGACCTTACCACCGATGTCGGAGAAAGCCTTACCAAGGTGGTCCCAAACACTACTATTTTGAATAGTGTTCCACGTATCGACAAGTGCATCCTTCAGCTCAATGAGTTTCTCTTTGAGCCACTGGACCTTCTCAGAGATCTTGAGCTTCTGACCGAGTTCATCGAACTTAGATCCGAGCTTCGAGACAATCGCCTCAGAAGTGGTCATGTTACTCAGGTCGAAGCCCTTGAAATAGTCAGACAGAGCTGACTTTCCAGAGGTGAGTTTCGCCTTCAGCTTGTCGCCGACAGTCTGACCGAACTCATGGAGCTTATTTTTAGCCTTGTCGAGTCCGCTGTGGATCGAATCCATAGCCGCAGAGAACTGCTGTCCGACAACCGAGTTCTTCAGAGCGTCCTTAACGAGTCCGAACTTCGAAGAAAGGCCTTTGAGAGCGTTTGCTGCTCCTGTGACCTTTCCGCCGAAGTCAAGCCACATAATGAAGTCATGGATCTTATCTACAACCCACTTGATAGCTTTACCGAGAAGATCAATCGGTGGTAGAAGAAGCTTGAGTAGCTTTCCGCCAAGATCCAGCTTTGTGAACCACTGGTCGAAGTAATAGATCGCCTTACCAATAACTTTTGTAATCTGGAAAACACCAGAGTTAATCCCGGTAAAGGCTGGGAATAGTGCCCCGATAATATGCGACGCAACAGTAAAGACGACCTGAGCAATCTCGCCCAGGATGGTTGCGAAGATATGGAAGACCGAGAATACGCCAGTGAATGTCCACTTCAACTTCTCAGCAAAGTTATCTGTGATGATGAGTTTAGCTGTGAAGTCTGCAAATGCCTTTGTAGCTCGAGCAAGTCCCTCAGCACTAGCGCCACCGAATACCTGCTTGAAGGCAGATCCGATAGATCCGAGAACCTTGATGATGGCCTGGAAGATATTCGACAGACCCTGGACTAAGGCAGTGCGCCCGCCAAGATCCTTCCACATCTGGAGGAACCCATTTCGAGCCTTTGCACTAGCGCCGATAACCCCGCCAAGCCAGTTGCTGATGGCGGTAAAGAGCGTAGTGGCTTCCTCAAAGTCACCGAACAGGATCTCGAAGGTCTCGGCCCAACCAGAACCGATAGCTTCCTTGGTAGTGTCTATCAGCTGGCTGAACGTACGGACCTTGGTTGCGGCATCGAAAGCATTCTGAGCGAACAGCTTCATCTTAGCTGCCTGCTCTTCCGAGTACCCCATCTCAACAAGCTGCGCCTCAGACAAGTCGTTCGTGAGAGCAGTCAAGGTCTTAGTCATGACCTCAGCGGTCAGCCAGTTTTCCTTGAGAGACTCTCGGAAGCTACCCTGCTTAGCGATAGCGGCATCAACACCGGTACCCATAACACGGGCGGTCTCGATGAGGGCGTTTCGGAATCCTTCGCCTCCCATACCGGCGTTAACAACAGAGTTCCAGTCCTGAAGGTGAACCACGCCAGCTGAGATGGCCTGCGAAAGCTGTGTGTATGCAGTAGAAGCCTGCTGGGCGGTAGAACCAGATGCCGCGGCGAGGTTAGACAGGCCCTTAATGGAGGAAACCGAGGTCTGCAGGTCTACACCAGCTGCAGTAAATAGACCAATAGCGTTGGTCATGTCACTAAAGCTGTAGACCGTCTTGTCGGCGTAAGTATTCAGGTCCGCAAGGGAAGCCTTGACCTCTGAGAGAGTTGTACCCTTCTCGGCAGTGTTCGCCAGGATGGTCTGAATTGATTTCATTTTGAGCTCATACTCATTAAAGCCATCTTTAATGGTATTGAAGAACCCAGAAACTACCTGGCTTCCAGCACTTAATGCTGCCGCGCCAAGCCCACCGAATGCAGCGACACCGAGTCCCTGCATGACGGTCATGTTCTTACCAATCTCGAGAGCCTTAGACGCTAGGTCTCCGAGAGTGGTATTCTTGGCAATCTCACCGATACGAGACAGACCGTCAGCAGCCCCCTGCATCTTGAGGGACTCTTTGAGTTTATCCATACCGGCTGCAGATTCCTTCATGGCAGAAAGGAACTGCTTGTTGTTCATCTTGAGCGAGACTACCCGCTCGTCAATAGTAGCCACTACTTAGTGACCTCCTTCCAGGCCTTCTTCGTAATCTTGTCGAACACCGGCCTGATAGCGGGGTTGATGTAGTCTCGGCCGACGACATACCCGCCATTGCGGGTACCGTGACCATATTGCAAGATGACGGCGATATTCACGCCGTTGTTGACGTGGGAGTTGGTCCAGGTGATCTTCCAACTGTTACCGGTTCGAGTGACTTCGTAGTTCCAGCTCGAAGCGGTCTCGCCCGACCGGGAGGGGGTCGCAGACTTTAATGCTGAAACCCCCTCCTTGCCGAACTGATTCATGATCAGAGCCAGGTCCAACTTCGTCATTCGGTCAAACCAATTCCTGGTGAGTTTCCAGTCTCCCTGGCTCTCGATCGTAATCATGATTCTCCTAGACTAGAGATTCGGAGTAGATGTTGGCCACTCCGGAGACCATACATCCGACAGCGCCCTTGGCTAGAGCATCATCATACGCCTGCCTTGTCGGGCAGATGTGACCCCATACCGGCTTTCCGAGGGCGGTGGTCCGTCGCCAAACCTCATCGCTGGCATCGAAGGACATACCGATGTAGTCCCATGGCTTGTGCCACTCGTTGATCCGGCCATCAGTTACCTGATCTGGATACGAGTATCCCCAGCACTTCCAACCATCCGCCTTCCACTGATTAGCCAGCCATCCGGCGTCGATGGAGAACTTCCAGATGATTCGACCGTGGGCATCAGAAGGGAAGAACTTCTTTAGATCTTGCCACTCAGCAGCCGAGTACTTCGGATCCAGGACAGTGATGTGACTGGACCCATAGGCGGCGAAGTACTCCTCGACAGTCATGAATGGCTCTCCGATGGTATGGTACTTCTGGATGTCCGCCCATGTCATCTCGGTGACGGGGGTATCTGGAGCAGTCTTGTCCACTCGCTGGAGGGTGCGATCATGGTTGAGGAACCAGACGCCGTCCTTAGTCTTCTGGCACGAGACCTCTAAAGCCCCTGCTCCAAACATAACCGCGTTTGTATATGCCCGGATCGAGGCCTCAGGCCAGCTGACGGATCCTCCTCTGTGGGCGATGAGGAATCCACGAGTGTCCATCATGGTGTGTATATCGGAGTATCCTCTTGGTACGGCACGCATGGTAGACGGTTGTAGTTCTCCATTCCAGTATACAAATACCGGGTTGGAACTTCCAGAATCGGTAATCTCTATACCCGGAACAACTACGGCTGGAGGTTCTGGATTCTCTTCCTCAAGTTCTACCCAGGCATAAGCCTTAGCGCCATACGAGTCCTTCACTGACGAAGCCAGTGCTCCGATGGTCATCGACCACGAGGATCCTCGGTTACGTTTACCGCCTCTAGCAATTGGGTCGGTACCTGGGGGATACCACACTGGTTCATCTCGAGAAGATGGTGCGTGATACTGTACGGCTACTAGATTTTTCTTGGTCTTATCGAGAGCAGGAATGCCTGGCTGCCAGGTGTGTATCTTATAGTTGGATACCCCGCCGATCGAGAATAAGACGAAGTTCTCTCTAGCATTGGTAGCGACGTCACTATTGAACTTAAAGTCGCCATCAAGATCAGCTTTTGTAGCCCGTTTTACAGCTACATACCCAGATCGCCCACCGGCGTCACGGTTGTATTGGAAATCCCAGCCAGCAGGAGGTCTGGCTTTGGTGTCTCCAAACTGTGAAGCATAGAATACAACTATAAGGTCGCCGATCTCAGCACCGGTACTTCGTAGCGAAGTAGTACCAAAACCATTAGCCTCAGATCCGCTACCAGTAGCTAAATGGACATGCAATCCTGGCTTAGGCGTCTCATAGACGTTGAAGTTGTGGATCGTTATGTCATTCGCCGTACCTGGAACCGCAATGGATGGCGTCCACATTGGATAGGCGTTATTTGGAAGTTCGAAGTCGAACTTGATCGCCGCATTAGTACCGCCCCGGATATTCCAGGTAGTAATGAAGTCCTGTTTATCAGTCTTCTGCTTACCTGCCTGGAACCAGTTCGCTCTCATGGCGAGCTGGGTATCTCTATCCGCCGTATACGTTATCTCGACCGTCCACTTACGATCACCGACGGTATAGGCAGCACTCTCGAATGGGGTGGAGCTGGATCCCTTTGGGATCAGACGCCCGTCACCTATTCGAGCGCCATTACCTCCCCACCATGCACCAATTACTGGGAATACGCTAGCCATTACTTGGCCCGCCTAACGATCACCGTCCCAGACGGAGTCCCTGCTGGCACTGGATCATCTGGTCCGAGGACGATCATCTTCGGGACCTCGGGGATCTTGAGATTGTCGACCTTCAGCTTGAGCTTCAGGTACCCCTTGAGCCACGGGATGATCAGCTCTCGGATCTCAGCGCCCGGAGGGTTCTCGTACGGGTTACCAACCGGGTGCCACTGACCACCATTTTGAGGATCCTCAACAAGGAAGCCGTCGGTGACGTAGAGGTGGCTGATTGCGAGGTTGTCTGCCTTATCGAAGACCTTCTGGTAGTTCTCCGAGGTGACGGAGTGCACTACTGCCCACCATCTAGTGGACGGATAGGCCTTCATATGGTCGGGAAGAATTGGAGAGGTCGGATTCTCCTCGAGGAACTTTGCTGCGGTACCCTCGAACATCATACAGACGTCGAAGTCAAGGTTACACACCTCCTGGGAGATGTTGGATCCGGTGTTGATCGCGATCACGAAGTCCAGGCCGTTCTCTCGGCGAATCGTGTCGATCAGATCCTTGTACCACGGAAGGCGGTCCTTCCTGGCATCCCATCCGTTGATCACCTCGTCGAGGAAGACACCCTGTACCAGGTCACCATACCAGTGCTTAGCGCGCTTCAGCTGCTCAAGGATATATTCCTTGGTGAACTTGGAGGCGTTAGGAATACCTCGGTTATCCTCGGCATCTGGATTGATCGCGGCTCCATACTGGGTCTTGATATAGAACAGAAGTTTCTTCGCTCCCGCACCGAGAGCCAGCTCGCCCTGCTTCTGGAAGTCTACCTCCTGAGCCTCCCAGTCACCGCTGTTTCGGTTAAGGATGACGTATCCGAGGTTATCCCGGAACTTCAGCGTCTGAGCCCACTTGGAGAACTGACCAGGCTTTCCATCCTGGTAGTAGTCAGGCCAGTAATAGGTCACTGGAGAGTAGTACCGAGCACCGTTCTTGAATGGGTTGGTCTGTCGGAGTGCGTCTTCGACGTCAGCCTTCTCGCCGTATGTCCGAGCCGCTTCCGCCTTGGTGAGGTAGTTATCGAGCTGTGGAGTTACAGCATCTTGCCCGGCGGGGCCGCGCTCTCCTGCAGGTCCAGCGGGTCCAGGAGGACCCTGAGGCCCGGGGGGTCCAGCGGGGCCTGTCTGCCCGGCGTCACCCTTTGGTCCAGGTTGACCGTTTGCTCCGGCTGGGCCAGGAAGTCCGTTATCGCCCTTAGGTCCGGGAGGACCCTGGACTCCTTGTTCTCCCTTAGGTCCTCGAGGTCCTTCGGGGCCAGGTACCGGGGTTCCTCCAGCTCCACCACCAGCAGGTCCAGGGGGACCCTGAAGACCTCGGGGGCCTTCTGGTCCGGCGGGGCCGCGCTCTCCTGCAGGTCCAGCGGGTCCAGGAGGGCCAGCGGGACCGGGGTCACCCTTAGGTCCGCGAGGGCCGATTGGACCAGGGGAACCAGCCCCTCCACCGCCTCCACCGCCGAACGGAAGCGGTGAGATCTCTGATGTGGGATCGGCGGACATGATGTCAATAGTTCCACCCTGAGTCAGAGCAACGTGCTTGACGATGTCAAACTTGGGGGAATCGATGTAGATGGTGTGGGTCCAGGCGCCAGAGGGGGTTACTCCAGCGCCCGGAGCCAGCACCTCGATGTTGACAGCGCCAGCCTGGTCTGTCCGAACCATGTGCTCGCGCATTGAGACTGCGGCACCTTCGACTGTAGCCGTAGCGCCCTTCACGTCAGGAACGATTCGGACAAGAGCCCGACCATTCTCTCCTCCGGGAATAGTTCCCGTTAAAGTACAGTATGGCGCTGCCATTTTGAGCCTCCTACGGCTGTTCGGCCCTATCGAGCAGGGCGTTTACCTTGGTGTTTGTCTCGGCGCCGTAGACGCCATCGACCTCTGCGCCGACTGCAGCCTGGACGGCCTCGACGGTAGCGTCGTGAGCCTCTTCAGAAGCCTCGCCCCATACTCCGTCCTGCTCAGTACCAACAACGGACTGCGTAAAGGCCACGCCGAAGGGGAAGGTCTTACCGCCCCAGTTGGAAGCCGCGGCCAGAGCGTAGCAGCGAGACCGAGTGTTCGGCCCGGCGACGTTGTCAGGGGTAGCCCGAACTGCACGCTGCAGAGCGCGGATGTCGGCGGGGCCAGCAGGAGCAGTGTTGCTAGGAGAATCGGTGTATGCGGGTCGAATCACGTAAGCGATCGACTGATTGCGGACACGCCGCCAAACACCGTTCCCAGCAGACTGAGAACCATAGCTGCCAGACGAGGTGTTCCCCTCAATCGTCTGGAGTGTGCCGCCGCCAAGGTTCTTCTCGACGAATCCCACGTGGTCCGTGCCGCCGCCGTCCCAGTCGTAGATGACGACATCTCCTGGCTGGGCATCGTAAACCGATACGAAGTAAGCGTCAGGGTGCTGGCGGACCTTGTTGACGGTGTAGTCAGTGTTAAAGGAGAATCCTCCAATAGCGTCAATCTGCCCGCACTCGTCCAGACACATGCTGACGAAGAGCATGCACCACCAAACAGAGTCGGACGGTCCAGCAAGCCACTGCTGACCAGTTCGAGCTGCCCAGTATCGTCCAGCCTCGGATCCGGGCTGAGGGTCGTCGGGTGCATAGTAACCAATCCTCGCTGCGGCGCGAGCGAGTACCTGCTGTGCAACGCTCACTGCATCACCTCAGTAGTCTGGGACACGTGAATGTCCTTGTCTTCCATGGGATCAGTTCCGATGTGGGCCTGCGGAGCAAGCGCCTCCTCGGGAATGTCTTCGTGACTGATCATTGTTATCCCTTCGAACCAAGCTTAGCTCGCCTGGCTCTGTTGAGTTCCCGGTTCCGTTCCATAATCTCGGACTGGGACATCTTCTTATCGGGCTGGTTCTTTTGGTTGCATACCCGAATGAGTGTGAGTAGTCGGTTGATGTGCCATGTCTCACACTCGAAGGGGATCTGGCAAGCGATCATCCAGTAGTAGATTAGCTCGGACGAGGTGTACTCACCAGATCCAGAGTCTCCACCCGTCTCACGGATGGTAGTTGCGGTCATCGTGTCGCCCATATAGGCGCTAATACGATCGACCTCAGATGGGGGAATCCTATCCAGGAGCGACGGGTCATACTCTTCATCAGTAATCATACACTTGATGTAGAGGGCCATCTCCTCAGGAGTAACTTTGTCATTACCGATGAGGTGTTTATGGGTAATTGACTCCCATTTTGACAGCGCGACCAGGTTGTGCTCCAGGTGCAGGATTCCGCCAGGCATGGAGACAAAGGTACCTGTCTCCTCGTCGAACCCGTCGAGATCCGGGATAGAAACTATAAGCATTGCAGGCACCGAGGGCCCAGGAGTCTAGGTCTCTGAGCCCCCGGTGTGGTATATCAGCCTGCGAAGTGCGCCTTGATCTCGTCAGGCAGAAGAAGCTTAGGCTCGAGAGCCCCGCCTCCACCCTGAGCGTCGGAACCGAACAGCTTGGCCTCGAGGGTCTTAAGCTTACCGGCGTCGACGTCCAGAGACGAGATGGTCAGCAGCGAGGTGGGCTTGGCTCCAGACACGTTGACCGGCGTGGTGGACAGCTCCCAGGAGAAGGAGATCGCCTCAGGAGAGTCGTTGACGGTCTTGTAGCCCTTCTCGGAAGGAGAGGCCTTGCAGCCGTACAGGACGTGGAGCTTGTAGCCCTTGTCCTGACCAGCCACGTCATCACCGATCTTGGTGCGGTAGACGAGACCGAAGGCAAGTCGGTCCTGCTGACCGATCTTGACACCCTTCGTCAGCGTGGCGGAACCATCACACTGCTCGAACTCGTCGGGGTAGGTGTAGGCCTCGATGGTGGCCTTCAGCTTCTCAGCCGAGAGCATCGAGAGGTACAGAATATTGTCGGCGTAGAGGTCAGTAGCCTCAGCGCCCTCGGGCTTCTCGGAGATGGCGGTGATACCATTCCAAGCAACGCCCTTGCCGTAGGTCTTCTGGGTCGGGTCGTACACATACAGTGCGCAGTGGTCGACACCAGTCTCGATACGGCGCTCACCAGTCTTGTCCCAGACAAGTGCAGCCATGTTAACTCCTAATAGTAGACGTCGAAGATGTCGTGATAGAGGTTATCCGCTACGAGCCGAGACTCATGGCGGCTGAACAAAAGGTCCTCGATCTTCGTTCGTGTCGGGTCCTCGGGATGCCGGGCAATCAGAGTAACCTGGAACCGGTTTGCTTTGATATACTTGAGGTTGTCCGCGTACATAGGATCACCCGGATGCCGCTCGTAAACAATACACGGATACGAGAGCTTCAGCGACGGGAGTGGTTGGTAATAGACATTATCCGACCCGAGGATCTCTACCAGCTTCTCATGGAAAGCTAGGCGTCGGTCCATTATACACCCCCGTCAACTCGAGAACCAGACGGGGGAACTTCAGCTCCACATAGGAGATCTTCCAAAGTCCCCCCATCCAGCGTACGTACTTGAGGTTCTGGAGGTTATCCGTTAGAAATCCATCAGCGATAATGCTGATCTGGTTACTGAGGTTGATACTACCCAGAATCTCGTCGCTGCTACCAAAGCGGCGTGCTTCACGAAACACATCGCCATAGTACTGCTTCTCGACAATTTTGTCTTCCCAAATTCCCGGCTCGGTCTGGACCTGTGTGGCAAATCCTATCTCACCGAAGAATTTGGCCATCTATCACGGCTCCGCGACGACGTTACCGGCCTCGGTCTTCCGCTCGACGATGATGGCCGACTTCGGGTGAGTCAGCGCACCGGAGAGGCGGGTCTCCAGCAGGTAGTGGTACTGGTTGAAGGAAATGTCGAAGTCCTCGGCAGCGAAGAGCTGCCCACCCTTGTCCGCACCAATGGTATAATCGGACATATTGACGATGATACCGAGGGCATCGACTGTGCCGTTCTTGGCGGAGCTGCGCTGCAGACCCTTCATGAGCGGAACCTTGACGATCTTCGAGACGCCGACGTAGTCGGCCAGCTCGGAGACGCTGCGGAACAGACGGTGACCCATCTTGTCCTTGAGAAGCAGGATCTCGGTGACCATGTGGGGCTCAGCGAACCAGGTGGGGTTACCAGCGCCGTCGTAGTCGTCCATAGCGCGGACGATGGAGTCCAGAACGTCCTCCGTGGTGGTCTCCTTGGCCAGGACCACGCGAGGAGCGTAGAGGCTGTCCTCCTTGTAGATCGGGCGGATGCAGTCCTCCTTGATCTTGTCCTTGGAGGAGGCCTGACGACCATCACCGATGAGGACGGCCCGACCGAGCTCCTCCTCAAGCATGATCTTCATCTCGCCGCGGATGTAGGAGACGACATCAAAGTCAGTGATGTCCAGGATGTCATCCCTATCCAACCTCTGCTTCTTATAGATGGTGGTCGGCGAGGTGACACGCTGCAGAAGCGTGAAGACCTCGTCTTCCTTCTTATTGCCTTTAATGTAACCCCGGGCACGGGCCTCGTCGGCAGTGATGTCGGCGAAGCGGGTACGAATACGGGAGAAGGGCGAGTGCTTGGCAGCGCCGACGACGGAGTTGACCCAATCGGTCTTGCGCTTGATGAACTCCGGCTGGTTCCACAGATCCTTGGCCTCAGGGAAGAGGGTCTCGATCTGCTTAATGCCGTAGGCGTCGGCGTGAGCCAGGATGGCCTGCTTCAGGGAGCCGCTGGAGCGAGCGTCCTCGAAGATGGTCTCGACCTGGGCGTGAGTCAGGACGGGGAGCTCCTCGGTGGTAGCGGAGCCCTCAAACACGTTCTTGTGAGCCATAGTATCCTCAGTTGTGTCGGAATGGGCGGTGTCCTCAGCCTCTTCGGTCTCAGACTCCTCCGCCTCTTCATCTACGGAATCGACGAGCTGCCCGACGATGGCATAGACCGCCGTCTTCTGCTCCTCGGTCATTCCATCGAAGATCTCCCCGAGAGTGGGGTCATCCTCGTCGCCCTCAGCCTCATCGGCCTCCGGCTCCTCCTCGGCGTGCTCGACGTCGTCCGTCTCCTCCACCTCGAAGTCCTCATCCTCGTCCTCATCACCGTGAGAGACGAAGTCCAGCTGCTCATCCGTGTAGATGACAGCCTCGATCTCATCGCCGTTGTCGCCATGCTCGATGGAGACCTGGTCGATGAGGGCACCAGGGTTAGCGCCGCGGAGCACTAGGCTCACCTCGACGAGCTCACCGTGGACAACGTCGTTGCCCCGAGCCCGAACATGGGTGGCATAGATGCTCATCGCCTTGATGTCGCCGTTCTTGACCATCTCTCGAGCGGTCCGGCCACGATCGGTGTTGTTGAGGTGGGCGTAGGCGTAGACGCCGTCCTCACGAACCTCAAGGTCGGCATGCCCGAGGACGTTCTCGACGTCACCGTGCTTGTGCTGCCAGACCAGAGGTACAGTCTTCCCGTCGTACGCCGCGAATGCCCCGTGTCGGATGACCTTGTTATCCGAGCACCGAACATCGTTCTTCGTGGCGTAGCCAGAGAAATCGCACTTAACTGCCATTTTGACTACTCTCCATCAGTTCGGAAATTGGTACCTCCGATGCAGGGACGTCGTCGACCGGCTCTTCGCCAGGCGGCTGTTCCTCGCCCATCGGATTGATATTGGAGTTCACCAACTGGTTTGCCGTCTCGTCTTCGGACTGGGCCCAGCCGAACTTCGGGCGAAGCTCATTGGCGGTACCAATCTCATTACGCTTGACGGAGTCGACCAGCTTGGACATCTCCTCCAGCGGAACGTTGAGGAACGGATCCTCGATCGCCATGATCCGCTGACGCTGCGTTCGGGCAGTCTTGGTGAGGAAAGTCCTGGTGATGGCGTCCGTGATCGCTTTCAGAACTGGACGAACCGTTCGGTTCTGGTAGTTCAGCATCTGTCGAGCATCAGCCTTGCCGGTGAAGACATCCTCAGTCATCCCGAGCTGGTTGTACAGCTGCGTGGTAAGCCACTGAATCTGGCTCATGAGGTTGTTCTCAGACGGTCTGTTCAGCTGAGTGATTCGCTCTGCACCATCAGTGTAAGCGATACCGTACTGAGACCCAGCGAGCTGTTCCTCAATAGCCTTTCGACGTGCCTCGGCCTGCTGCTTCTTAAGCTCAGTCTTAACAACGTACGGAAGCTGAATGATGATGTCCAGCTTACCGGATCCAGACTGCTTATCGATGGCATCCAACAGGTGGAGCTTCTGTGTCAGTCGCTGCAGAGTCGAGTTCGGAGCATTCATTACGCTGTACAGAGGGTTCTGTACAACAGCGACAAACTCCTTCTCGAGAGTCAGCTGTTCTCGCTGCCCAGTCTGGTCATTATAGACCTCAACTCGAACGTGGCGAGGATACCAGTTCAGGATTGTGCCGACTCGCATAGACTTGATGTCGTAGCCCTGAGTCAAGTCGGGGCTGACATCTGTGTCTACAGGAACGATCGCTACAGCGCCTTCTTCGAAGAGCGTGAGTACCAAATCCTGGAAGAATCCCTGACCGGTCTGGTCAATGTTGGCGCTCAGAGACAGGCAGTCATCAAGGTAGCTACGGTAGTAGCTCTTAAGGTTGCCATTATCGTCAGTCTTGACGTGCCGAATAGGAACATTCGATACATCGATAGCAATCTGGTTATAGATGCTTGTGACGATTGTCTGATCGCCGACGACAGGTCGGTAATTCAGGTTTGGATTACCGAATGTCCACGAACCGTACTCCGGTGTGAAGTTCTTCTTGTCCGGGGATTTTGAAAACGCATTCCATGCGTGAGCTAGTCGATCACTAAGACCCATTTCACCTCCTCGCTCATTCGAATGCCTCCTTGTTGATCTTGTATGCCACGAAGGCATCCATCAGAGCAGCCACTGAGTCGATCTTCTCTTCCGAGCGCTTCTTCAGTAGCTTCCGGTTTCCGTTGGTATCCTCGAGTGTGACACAGTTACCCATGGTAAAAGACATGAGCTCCTGGTCAAAGATGAGAAGTCGTTCAGAGGCCAGCTTCTTCAGTTCTCCTAGAGGTACCGATTCTGTTCTAGCGCCCTGAATGACCTTCTCAATACCATACGGACCGTTCTCCTGTTCCCACCGGGTTACGAACTCCTTGGCGTTGTATGGGTCAAACCCAAACGCCGAGACGTCGTACTTCTGTTCGTCGATGTACTGGTCTAGATCTTCATAGACCTCCATCATATCCAGGACGGTCCCCTCCATGACTCGGAGGCTTCCTTCTTGGATGAACTCGTCATACTTCTGGCGTAGGGCACCAGGCAACTTCATGAGCGTCAGCTCAGAGATGTATGCCAGCGTCTTTACGCCGAAAGCCTGATTCCGGAGTGGGAATAGGAAGGTGAACGCACAGAAGTCATCACCCTGTGACAAGTCGGCGCCCATAGCGCACTGCATGTTCCAGAATGTATTCTTCCTGTGCGGGATTGTCTCCTCGTAGGTGAAGAAGTAGGTGTATCCCTCCATGGGGATACCAAACCTCTTGGCGAGGATGTCGTTTCGAGCAGCTGGGGCTTGTTCCATTCGCTCGACGTCCTGCTGGTACCGATCATAAGAGACAGTGATGCCGATGTTCGGCTGGGCTTTCACCCACATAGCAGGATCTGCTACTTCCTTGATGTCGTCAAGGCGGTAGTAGAAGATTGAGATGTGAGGGGCGATGTATTCGCCCTTCAGTATTTTGAGCAACTCCATCTTCATGGTGTCGCCCACCGCATTGCGGATGGTTCCCTCGGATGAGACGGCCAGAATGACCGGGTCATCGATCTTTGAGGCACCCTGTTCGAGCGCACCGACCACGTCCTCACGGATGTCGCCGGAAAGCCACTCATCCACTGTACAAACCTTGGGTCGAAGACCCTGAAGCTTGTCGATGGACATTGGGCGAACCTCGAGGAGGGATCCGGTGAGGAAGTTCTCCACACCCTTCTTCGTAGCAACCAGCTTCTGGCGGTTAGCCCTCGCACCAGTTGTATTTTGAATGGATCCCTCAGTCAGGAACTTGTACAGCGGACCTCTTGCTCGGGTGATAGCGGTCCTAAATGGACCCATCACCTCTTCCGCCTGCTTCATGGTCGGAGCCGTAGCGATCTGATGTGTCGTTGTAGTGTCAATCACCATGAAGTAGTTCTGGATGAGCGACATATACATCGACTTCGCTGCCCCACGAGCAACGATCAGATACTGCTTGATTGTTAGGCGCTTCTTTACTGTTTTGGTCTCGTATCGACCGCCGACTCCATCCTCATACGGGACGAAGACCTGGCGATCCTCGAAGTAGTACCAGCCAAGGAGCTGTTCGGCCCAGAGCTTGAAGCTGTCGAGCAAATGGAGGTCGGCTCCGTCGGACAGCGTGAGCTCATTCTCGCAGTAAGCGATGAAGCCCTCTACAGCCTTGTCGTCGTAGTAGTATTCCGGGTTTGCGATCAGAGCATCGATACGATTCATCTCGCATGAGATCTCTTCACATACCGGAATCTCGCCTCGGACGACTGCGTCTCGAAACTGCCCGTAGTATTTTGGTACTGCGGTGTTCGAGAGCATTACTTAGCTGTGCTCCCAGGGTTGCGCGGGTAGCGCTTCTTCTTAGGTGAGGGCTTAGTCTGCTTGTACGACTTAGGCTTCTCGATCTGCTTCGGAGTCTTACTCTTTGGAAGAGCCGGACCCTTTACCTTAGTAGGTCCACCAGTCGACCGATACTCAGCCTTAGCCTCTTCCGCGACAACGGAGGCGGCCTCAGCGGCTTCCTTAGCCTTCTCCGCCGCCTTCTTCAGTGTCTCTCCGGCTGACTTTCCGGTCTTACCGGGATCGAACGACTTATCGAAAGCCGTCTTCATAGCCTTGGTTGCGGCGTACGTTCCAGCCTTAGTCAGAGAGTTCTCGAGGATCGACCGAGTGACCTCACGACCTCGAACCAGGTGGCGATCGGCCTTGAGCTCCCGATAGCGTTTCTCTTGCTCCAGCCGCTTAATTCGGGACTGTAGCTCGGTATCGCTGATCTTCTTGTATCCGCGGTTTGCGAACTTCTTTCGGGCCTTAGCGTCGGCCTTTGCCTGCTTCTTTCCGGCAACTCGGGCATCATGAGCCTGCTTAGCCTTCTGTACCTTAGCTGCCCCAGTTCGAGCAGTCTTGATGGTTGTCTTGGTGGCGTTGGCAGTGAATCGTCCACTCTTCTGTATAGCCTTGATGGTGGCCTTCCGACCAGCGCTAGCCTTCTTGCGGATGACGCCCCATTTCTGGCCTTTTACGCCGTGGTGAATGAGGTCTTCTACCTCTGCTTCCCCTCGGTC